TATAAATCTATCGTTCATCATGCTACGCTCCACTTATACTCATCAATTGTAATTACTTCTTCCAAACCATCATACTCGTCGATGCGGTAAAGCGTACCTGCAGGAAGCTCTTCAATTTGCAAACGGGAAGTTTTATCATTATCTTCTTCACCTAGCTCCTCAACCACTTGCACTAGGAAAGGATCTGAACGAGAAATCTCATCATCCCGCCAATCTTCACCATCGGGAGTATACCAATCACTCAACGGTGAATCTTCATGTTTCTTGTAGGTGAGACCTAAACCAGCCAGATCAGAGTAGCGTTGTACTGCCTTTTCAGAAAGACCAAACCCACCATAGCATGCATTATATACAATCTTAGTCATCACATCCACCTTTTAATTAACAAAGGACCTATCCTATAACTATTATACGGATATCCAGAATTAAATCTCCAAATATTCCAATAGAACCAGTCTTGGGGATCACCCCCAAGACCAATCCATCTTACTGTTATCTTACGCAGCATCCGCATATTCAACTGCCTTCTCAAGCGCAACAACCTTACGCTGGCGATTAGAACCATACCAAGCAGACTGCAAACGAGTCTCCTGAGAATGGCCAAGCAAGTGGTCGGTTGTATACGTTACAGCATTGAAGGCTTGCCAAAACGTACCTGCACCAAACTCTGCACCAGGCTGAGTCTCAAGAACAGCCAAAGCTTGTTCTGCTGGTCGTGACATTACAGAGTTGTCCTTCTTAGTCAACGAAGGGAACACGTCCTTGAGATAGTTGTGAAGAGAATCGACAGAGAAGTTCTTAGAAGAAAGGAACTCAGCCATGTCCTTGTACGTACCCATCTTCTTACGAACGATGCCTAGTGTAGACTTGACAAAATCAGCATCGAATACACGGCGGTGGTTAAGACGAACCATAAGATCATTTTTACCAGCAAGAGATATAGTAAGAGTGTTATTGCAAACGACGCGTATCGGAGTAAAACGAATGTCAATACTACGACCATACTCATGAGGATTAGAGAACAAAAGATAAGACTCAACTTTATCTCCACCAAGAATTTCAAACGAATCCTTAACCTTAGCCAAGGCCCAAACATTCTTACCTTCACGAAGAGATCCAGCAGTGTGCATCTCCATATCACCTTCCATCACGAACTCATTAAAGAACTCAAATGCTTCGAGGTTCTGAACTGGCTTCCAGTCATCAGAAACAACAGAAAGGATCTTCTTATCGGAAGAACGAACCAATGCCTGATCAGCAGTGATAATCTTACGATCACCCACATCACAATAAGTAGGATACTTATCGACAGTCCAATCCAGGCCTGCCTTCTCGAGCATCTGAACAGGTGTCAGATCATTATGAACAGGAACACCAAGACCGTGCCAAGGAGTTTCGCCTGCGTATGCCATCGTCTCAACTTCATGTGCCATTTCACTTCTCCATTTAAAAAATTGTGCCTTACTATCACTTTTATATAATAGGATACTTTTATAATAAAAGCAACAGTTATTTCAAAAAATTTATTGACACACAACTTGAGTACGATATACCCATTGCCAACCATTCCAATATTGGCCAGTTACCACACGTTGGCAATATTGTTGATAATCTGGATCTACATATTGAGGTTGAGCATATCGAGGCTGTGCCATTTGATTTAGCATACCACCAATAATCATACCACCTATCAAGCCACCTACAATAGCTCCACCATTACCACCTCCACCACCTTGATATCCGTGATGTTGATAACCACCACCCCATCCTCCATGACGTTGCCAACCATCAGCATGAGCAGCAGTAGAAATAGTAGCAATAGCTGCTACGGCTAAAATCAATTTACGCATGAACTTTCTCCAACTTTTTGCGGTTATAGGAACCGCGACCCTTTTTAGACAAAACGATCCGCTGGTGATATTTACGATCAGCCAGTGCTTTTGCGGATGCAGATTTGTGAACAATTTTCATCATATTAATATAATACGATTATTTAATTAAAAAGTCAACCAAAATACACCCTTGTTTTCTAAGAGAATTTTGTCATTTTTCCTTCAGAATCCACGTGATAGGCATGGAATCTGGTATTTGGATACTCGTTTCTAAGTCCCAAAAAGGCACGAAGATTTTCGTGGCTATCATCATACATTCTTACGTGGGAGTAAGGATGTTTGGCTAAATGTTGTCTAATAAACACCAATTTCTTATTTGCAGGCTTTTCTTTACCAGGAATGTTACCTGCTCGGTGGACATGAATCTTTTCTATATTCTTAATACCGTGGTGTGAAAGAGTGTTCAAGAATTTATCTTTATTATCAAAATCAGCACGAGCAGTGTTAATAACAACTTTGTTGTTTGGATTCTTACTTGTTGTTCCTTGAGTAGCATTGATAGTACGAATCATTTTTTTGATAGGTCTAGAATGTCTAAAAACATCTGCACTTTTAAATTCACTATAGTCATAATGATGACCATCAGAAAGTTTGTGGTTGTTGTATTCTGATGTGGTAAGTTTCTTTACAGTCTTACCATTACCATCTTTGACATGAACTTTGGCATTAGAATGTACTAATGTATCATCGACATCAAACACATGAAGTGTAGATGTTTCTGAAAGATATTGGCTAAACGGAATCATTAGAACTTAGTACCTATTGTATATTTTGTAACCAAATTCCACTTATCTTTTTCTTTAAATGGTATGATTTTTATTTGACTAAGTGGAGCTACTGGCTCTTCAATCATCTTATAATCTTGAACCCTTACTAATTCCCATTCATCTAACAGCAAAATTATTCTATTTCTACGAGCAACATCAGTTTCTGAGAGAGATGATTCTTTGCCGTCTAAAAGAAACAATTCCTTAAAATGGACAATATAATACTTACCCTGTTTGTGGAGAATGTGACATGATTGGTATAACGTATTATCTTTCTTAGAAGCTAACCCAATACGAGATAATGTTTCTCTAACTTTTAGAAAATCTTCAGCATTGTTTAACTTCACTTCCACCAGCTGGTTGAGATTGAACATGATTACCACCTTTTATTATTCTTATTTTTATAAGGTCGAGCTGTTGTTTAGTCAACACCTTGCTGATTTCCAAAGCTCTATTATAGTTTACTTTATAATATTCTTGTATACTTTCTATGTCAGCATTCTTAATAGGCTTAGCCCACTTAGAGAATCTCTTAGCAGATCGTATACTATTTAGGTAATAATCATTTTGTAGCTTCAAATCCACGTGGTTTTCGCGGTTCATTTCGTTAGAATACATAATAGTATCTACGAAATACGATAATGACCTGTTAACCATAAAAGGGACATACTGCTTCTCCGTAAGATCTGGAGATTCAGAGTCCCTAATAAGGTCTTTCTTAGATATGTTGATTGCGTTTACAAAATCAAACGGGTTCATTGAAATTCCAGATTAATCATGCAGTCGGTAAGGAACGCAACAATGTTAATCTCTTTATCTGCAACAAACGCATCTTGATACTGATATTTTGCAATTGTAAGAACCAACTCTGGGATCGATGATGGCTTTATGTATTGGTAAGCCTGATCATAGAACTTACGGAAAATTCCTGTTGAGTCAGAATCTGCATTCTCACCAACCCATTTCCTCATTTCGCCAAAGTTTTTTGCCTTGATAAGTCCAACAAGAGATTTAAAATTGTCATCAGATAGATTAACGAAAATACCTGAATCAATTGTTCCATTTACTGAGTATCTCTGTAGTTCATTAAGAACCCTACGCCAGTCAGGCATATGCTTAGAAACAAGATCAGCAACAACGGCTTTATCATATGTAACATTCTCGCTCTCCAGGATCTTGCAAGTTCTCTTAAAAAACTGTGCAGCCAGCTTTGGATATTCACTCTTATTTATTTTAAACTCTACGACAGAGCACCGAGAATGTAACGGTTCAATGATTCTGTTCTTAAAGTTGCAGGTAAGGATGAACCCACAGTTCCTTGAAAATTCTTCCATGAAATTTCTAAGAGCTGGCTGGGTTGAATTTGCATTGAGATAATCTGCTTCATCAAGGATGACGTACTTTCGTCCACCAGTGAAAGATACACTTGAGGCAAATTGCTGGATGTCGTTACGAAGCGTGTCGATGTTTCCATTCATACTCCCGTTAATTACAATATAGTCTGCACCAATTTGTTCTAACATAGCTTTAGCTACTGTTGTCTTACCAACACCTGCTGTACCTGTAAGAAGAAGATTAGGTATTTCACCATTAACAACAAATTGCCGAAAGGTCTGTTTAAGACCCTCCGGCAGAATGCAATCGTCAATGGTCTTAGGGCGATACTTCTCTACATAGAGAAACTCTTCCATTTGTCACATCAGTTTGTAAATGAGCTATTAGCTTTCATAGCCACATAATAAAGAACATTAGCTGACTTCCATTGTGAAAGTCCTTTAGATGATATCTTAACATTATAATCTGAAGAAATCAACTTAATAACGTCCGAGACTTCAAAATACATAGAGAAGGATTTATTAGTCTCACCTACTTCAATGCCAAACACATCGGTAGTAGGATTTCTAGAATCGGTGGCAGTGATGGTTATTTTTTGACTATCACCAATCACTGCAATATCCGGAAGCTGAAGAACTGCCGTAGCTCTCACTACACGTTGCAATTCCTCTTGAGAAATGGAGAACTCAACATCAGCTTCCGGAAAAACAATATTCTTGTTAGGATCTGGAGCAACGATCATAGAAGGATCAGCATACGTGTAGTTTACTGTTTGCCTTCCAGACACAATCTTAACTTGTTTCTCCCCAAAATTTAATTCTGGTTCTTTAAACAAAGATGTGACACCTAGAAACTTAGACATCTCATAAATGGCAAATTGATTTGTAAATGTCTCTTCAACATTAGCCATAGCATAAATGCTCTTTGCTGGAGACATAGTAGTCAATACGTTGCCTGGATGAACTAACAATGAAGGATTAATCGTTGCAAAGTTCTTCAAGATATTGATAGTATTTTCACTTAATTTCATAATATATAACCTCTAACCTCTATCAGGAGACTTTCTTCTTAAACTTACTAAGAAGATTTGGATCATTCATTACAACAGGTTGGACCTGTTGAACACGCTGTGGAGGTGGTAACGTTGCACCACCAGTTGGTGACTTTGATGCCTTTGAAAGCATGGAAGGCATAGCTGCACGTTGTTGTGCAATCTGTGGTTGCTGTCCACCTGACTTAATTCTCTTTAACAATTCAGCGTCTGCAGTTGCAGAAGCACCAATAGATGCAAGAGCTGGAAGCTTACCACCAAACACATATGTACCTGTATGTTGTAGGTGCATCCATGGGCACAACCATACCTTCATACCAGCCTTACGAACATTCTGACAGAACAAATAATCTTCTGAAAGATAGCGTTGTGAAGAATCATCCATCTTCTTCTTAGAAGAGGCAAGTGTGTTGCTAATTTCTTCTGGAGATACTTGTTCACCATTGGCAATACGCTCAAGCATTGCTTGGTAGTCCTTTACAGGATTATGGCGATCCACTTCTGCCTGGAAATATTGACCAATGAAACGTGAACCATCGAACGCATCTGTACGAACGTGATCTGGCTTATACATAATTTCAGGATATGCCTCAACATACTTCTTAAATGTATTCTTACGGATCATCATAAATCCTGTACCAGTTTCAAGAACCTGAGCTGGTTCATCTAAACGGATAGTACGTGATTCTACTGTATCATCTACGGCTGGGTTGAATACAAAGTCACCAACGAAGTCTTCGAGATTGTTTGGATTGCTATCTGCAACACCTGCATTAACAGCTGCTAGAATCTTTTCCCACGTAATACACTTCTTAGGATAAGGAGCTGCAATCACGTCGTATTCTGATTCAGGAGTTTGTAATGCCATCATAGCAATAACATCCTGTGGATTAAATCCAATATCAGAGTCAATGAACAAAAGATGTTCAGCATCAGAACGTAGGAACTCATCAGCACAATAGTTTCGAGCACGAGTAATCAACGATTCGTTGAACAAGAAGTATGAACGAACTTCAATACCATAACGAACACATAGAGCAGTCAGATCGCAGATAGAACGTGTGAACATACCACCTGCAACACCACCGTACATAGGAGTTGCAACAAACAATTTACGATTGCGCAACGCATCAATATCAATTTTAATTTCCATATTTATTTTTCCTTATTATTACCAACGACCATTATCAATATACAAAGTAATTTCTAATGGACCAACTTCCAAATACGTACTAACTATTAAACTTGGATGCATATCATCAGAAGTACTCCAACCATACGATATTTTCCAGTGTAAGGGATTTAATCTAAATTTTATTAATAAATTAGACCATCTAATATATTCAAGAATATTTTTTATCATGTTCTTTACCAAGACCATAATCACCATCATACTTCTTCAACGTCTCTGATTTAAACAAAAGGAACTGACCAACTCTTGTTCCCTTTTTAATTTTAGCAGGGGCACCCATTACGTGGATTGCACCAGCCATAACACCATTATAGCCAGAATCATATAGACCGCTAGTAATAAAAATACCGTTCCTGTTGAGAGTCGATCTAGTGATGACCCACCCTGCTTCTCCTTCTCCAACATCGATAATGTTCTCCATAATTACTTCATAAGAACCAGCAGCCAAATAAAAATAACCATTAGCATCCGGATACATTTCTTGTGAACCACGATGATTCTTTAATTCTTTACCATTCTCTTCGCCAATAGTAAACAATACTGGCCTAACAGCAAATACTTTATCTAAACGAAGATCGACGGCATTGGGTTGAATGTCGTCTGGTTGTACTTCAGTCAGAGATGACTTTGCTTTCTTCGAAGCTATGTGTAGCATCATAGACGTTTCTCCTTATCGTCT